TTACGTGCAATATCCCGAGTAGTTTGATATTGAGGTGATTTTTCATAATCATTAGTAGTAGCATTTGGGTTTTGTTTACGGAACTCTTCCCAACCTTGAGCCCTTAGTTGCATTGTCTTAAAGGTTTCCATATTTCGAGCCATGTTTTGCATATGGGCTTCATATGTTGTATCAGCTCCAACGCCTTTACCAATCTTACCAATGGTCAAATCGGCGTTAGTTAATCTGTTACCGGCCCCTTGAACTAAATTCTTAGCAGCTTCACCCTGAGCAACAGCTTCACCTTGACGAACATTTCTAAAATGTGTTTGGTCTTCGTTATTTAAAAACCATTGAGATAAATCATCGTTAACATTGTACCCAGGTTTATCTGCCTCTGCACCCTCATGATGCATTAATTTAGCAAACAACTTATTTCCAACATTTTGACCGGCCAAATTAAATACATTTTTGTGGCCTTTAGATGCTTCTAAAAAGTGTTTATATTGATAATAAGCATCATTAGCCTTTTTATAATCATCCTGATACTCATTTTGTTTTGCTACTTCATTTTTAATTGTATCTTCAGCTCCAACTTGGCTTACTTTTTGACCTTGACCTAAAGCAGCTGATTGAAGTTCTGCATTTTGAGCGTCAATTTTTTCAGCTTGAGCCTTACTTTCACCGGCAGTATGTGGAATAAGTTTAACTTGTGGTACAGTAGGTTGGGATGCAGTAGTTTGTGGTGCAGCAGTTTGTGGTGCAGCAGTTTGTGGTGCAGCAGTTTGTGGTGCAGTAGCTTTACCTACAAATGGTAGGAACTTACCAGCATTTTTACCTGCCTCCCATTTAATACGTGCGGCTGTTAATGCATTAACAGCCTCAGGTGTTTGTGGAAGAGTTCCATCGGGGTTAATATTAATACCATTTTTAGTAAGTTCACTAACAAGAAAATTGTTATATGAAGGAACCGTTTTATTTGGATCACTATTAACAAACATGCCTGTCATGTTTGCAATAGTTGGTTTAATACCTGACATTTTACCAACGCCTGAAACATACGAAGCATTTAATAATGTGGCAGCTTGAACTCCCTCTTGTGGAGAATTATATCTAACAAACCCTCCATCCGGAGCCTTAATTCCTACGGCGTTATTACCATCTGCAGCGACTCCGTGGAAGCTACCGGTTCCAGCGGTTTGTGTACCAGCGGTTTGTGTACCAGCGGTTTGTGTACCAGCGGTTTGTGTACCAGCGGTTTGTGTACCAGCGGCAGCTAACCCCGGATGAAGCCTAGGATCTTTCTTAGCATCATTAAGGCTTTCAACAATATACTTACCTGGATTGGCGGGATCTGGCCACTCTATAGGTTTGTTAGCTTCAGGCCCTTCTGTATTATTATATTTAGCTATATTCATTGCCGAATCGGTTTTCATAGTTTCAATACCGGCTTCAGAAATATATTTAGTTAAATAATCTCTAGCGGCAGTTAAGTCGCCAGATGCCGCAATAGAGTACGCAGCTTTTAATATATTTGGTGGAATTGATGAAGCTCCAGGGATTTCAGATGTTACAGAATTTGGCGCACCATTTGTAGGAGGTTGAGATCCAACGGATGATACTAAATCACCAAAAGCATTACGTGAATATTTTTGTTGTTCTTGGGCTGCTCTAAATTGTGCAATTTCCATTTGTTTAGCTAAAGTATCATCTGATAACTCTTTGTTATAAACTTGACGATTTTTTATTGCCTCAGCAGCTTGTGCTGGGTCGCCAATTGTCCAAGCTTGGGCATTTGCTAAATTGTTTTGGAATTGGTTAAATGGAGAGTTACGCTCATCTAATTGATTTTGTAATTTTTTTAAAATTTCTTCTGAGCTTGATGTATCTAAGGTCATTTTAGAACCCTTAGCTCCAGGTACAGTAACAAACCCTGCGTCTAATCCACTCTTTAGAGTTTTAGATTCTGATGTATCATCTTCAGCAGGAATAGACATACCCGGGTCGATCGTAGGATCCGATTTATTTCCCGTAATTGCGCCTAATCCAACGCTAGTTCCAATATTTTTTAATATATCTAATGAGCTCATTAAAAACCCTTAATATAAATTAGATACACCAACAAGACCGCCACGAGAAAATGTTCCACCGGATGTGTAATCATAGGTTGGAGTATATGGTTGTCCAGATCCAGTCATTCCACCATAACTACCGGTGTAGATGCCATTGTTATTAGGATCGTAAGGTTGCATACCGCCAATGTTGCCTGTGCCTGAGCTATTGTTTACAGTACCAATATCTCCAGTGGGATATGTTGGCACACCACCATAAGTATTAGATCCGTCTGCATTTGTATTGTCAGTAGTGCTACTACTATTACCACTAAATATTTTATTTAATATACCACCTACATTGTTTGCAATTGCCTGTGGTGTTGTACCAAAAGCATTAGATAAAGCACCTAATTGGTTAATAGGAGCTAATTGTGTTGCGTTTGTTGTTGTGGTTGGAGCATTAAGAGATGCGATGATTTTATCTAAATTCATCGTGTTTGTAAAAGGATCTGATTGCTCGGCTTTACCAAGGGTTGTTTCTGTGGCAGTTCCTTGAGCTCCTACTGTACCTTCCCCTTCAGATGCAGAAACACCTGTTTGTTGATTTTGCAATGCTGCTTGCATTTGTTGTGCAGTTAAAGTATTTTGAGCATTGGTTAATGCGGTGTCTGCCGCAGTATCACCACGCAATGATCCAAATTGTCCACCAGCTACAGCACCAGCATTAGCGGGCGCCACTGTTTGTGGAATCAATCCATGAAGCTGTTGATTTTGGGCAGCAAATAATCCACCCATTGCGGTGTTAGTGTTAGGAGTTACTTGGCCTGTTGTTGGGTCTGTTAACCAAGGATTTACAGCGCCAGATGCGATACTACTCAAATCTTTCTGAGCATTAGTAAAAGGATTTGTGTTAGGGTTGCTTAAATTATTAATTGCTGTGTTAGCAACAGTATCTGTTAATTTAGGCGCTGTGTTAGCTGCATTCGTTGCATCTGTGACAATTTTTTGTTGTGCAGTATTGTACCACGATGGCATCGTGGTAGATGTGGTGGAGGTATTTGAAAGTAAACTATTTAACCCAGCCATTATGCTACCCCTTTTAAATAATCCAATGGGTGTTTACTATCAGGAGGCAACTCATCCGGACTGTTTGATTGTTTGTGTTTTCTAACAGTTTTTAACATGTGATCCAAGGCATGAGATCCAGCATCACTGCTGCCATTACCTAACGCAGATACAACATCCGCAGGAATTACAAACTCGCCGGTTGCTAACATGGCTGGAACACTATCTGATGTACCGTTGCCGCCGCCCTTAACAAAAGCGTGTTGCAAACCACCTTCACTATAAAATTCTGGTTCGTGTTCCGTTTCACCACCTTGGGCAAAGTGAGGGAAGTCTGCAAAATTACCAAAGTCACCTTCTAAGTCACCCATAGAATGTCCATGAATGTACTGGGCAGGAATTGGTTCGTGAACCTGATGTCCTGAGGCGTAACCTAAAACTGGGTTTGTAAAATCACCAGCGAGTTTAAGGTTTGATGCATCACCCTTAACAACCTGTGGTTGTAGGTCAGGGATTGGGGATCCGTTGTTTGATCCATAAGCACTTCCGGTACTGCTAGGATATGAACTAGTTCCAGATGACCCACCACCACCACTAGATGATCCATCGGGTGCCATCATATTACCAACCACGGAAGAGGCTAGGGCACCACCTACGGCTCCTGCAACCCCACCACCAATTGCGCTTGATACTAAAGCTCCTGCTACTACGGCCATAATTATTCCAATACTATCGAGTAATGTTTTTCAAAATATTTTGCACCCAATCTTTCTAGCAGAACACCATGATCTATTGTGGCGGTGACTGGAAGCGTTATGAGTTGCGGATTATGTTTTTTAATTTCGTCTATAGTCCACTTTAAAAATTTAAAAGCGAACGTCCCTTTTCTATATTCAGGGGCAATGTACAATGACTGCGCTGTTGCTACTAAGGATGTTTTGTAAAATAAATGTTTACTTATCATCCAACACTGAAACCCAACAAAACTATCATCGTCTTTAATGACATGGAACTCTACCATTCCAAGTCTTTCTAATTCTTTAAACATCTCTACATGGATGTCTAATTTTAAGATACCTTTGTCAACCACCAACTCGTCATACTGCCGATCTATTAGATCTTTGACAGCTGGAAAAAATTCGTCTGCGGTTAACTTTTTGTATGATATCATCTAAGTATACTAATGCATAAAACCCTTAGTATACGCCCTAGTGGTTAGGTTGTCCATTGATCAAAATGATAAATTGAGAAGCCCAATCCTGCCAAGATTCAAACCCCTCAGGTCCTGGAATGTTATACTGCATGAATGATGGGGTCTGAGCTATGTTTCTGGCAGTAATTGCCCAGTCTTCTTCTGTGGTAATTGGGATAGGCTCCTGACCATAGTACATGATCAGGTTGCCATTAAACGTTTGCCAGTCAGTATTTATTGGGGTAAAAGGAAATACCCTTTGGAATAAATTACGGCCGCTCATCACCATACTCTACAGTTAATAGAATACGACCCATTTCATAATTACCATCTAGTTCGTTTGATACAAAGGTTAAATCCATCTCACGATATTCTAATCGAAGGTCAATCTTTTCTGTGTTGGCATCAAACCTAAATGGCCCAGACACTTGATTTTGGCTTTGAGCAAACTTGCGACCATTAACGATGAGATCCAAAGATCCGCCCAATACAAAGTCTGGTTCCAGACGACGTAAGTGCATACGTCTATTGACAGCTGGAGAGCTGTCGTTTGATGGTGTGCCACCAACCCAAGATATGTCGCAGGTGGTAAAACTTGAGTACACGGCCAATTCTTGAGATGCTGTAATCTTGTTTAAACCAGTCTCATGTTGCCAAATGCCATAACCTCCGGTCACAGCAAACACTGAAGTTCCTGTCGCTGGGGTTGATGGTAAAGGTGTGGCTGAATTTAATATGATCTTAGTAGCATTAATACCCGTTGGTAATATAGTTACAGACTGAACGCCAGATTGTGTGCCGCTGGTGTTAATTGCAGCACCACCTGATGTTGCCGAAATATTAGAAGTTGCGCCAGAAGAATTGACTACATAATATGTAGTGCCTGCGGTGATACCTGTAGGTAATGCGCCGGTAGTTGAAAACTTAATCTGTGTATTATTTGCTGGTGCAGTACCTGAGGAATATGTAATAACCCCTGGTGATGCAATAGTAATTGTTACAGCGTTCACAATATCAAATAAATAAGATGCTGAACTAATTTGATAATTAGCAGCAGATGCCACTGTGGATAATGTAATATAACTATTAGGTAAGAATGTTGTTGTTACATCGCCAGCGATATAAAACACTGTGGATGATGTAGCTGTTTGTCCTGAAGGTGTTGCTATTGTGTTATATGCTTGACTGTAGTTATCTTGGTAATTCCAGTCTCCCCAGATTGGAGATGGAAACACTTCAGTAGTAAATCCACTTGAGCGTTGTGCGCCTTCAGCTTGGCCAGCATCGTACCAGATCTTATCTTTTACATTGTAAATGATAGCATCTGTGCACTCTGTGGCGGATCCGCGAGGGTAGAAGAACCAGATCTCGTTGTATCTTGGTACTTTAGTTGCCCAAACTTTTTGACGTTGTTGGTAGTTAAGATTGTCAAACAGCCAGTTAACATTTTTATCATTAGGTAAAACTGTAACGTAGCCGTTGTATACATAAAATCTATCAACACCCATCCAGTAATATACCCCATCCATTTCAACAACTGAACTGGATGACATGATAGAGATCTCACTAGAGACAATATCGTACTGCCAGTATGTAGAACCATTATTAACAAATGACACACGAATTAAACTATCAGTTGCCCAGAATAATCCAGATGGTGACGCAGTACCACCACGTACAGGCAAACCCTTAACAACCTTGCCTGTTGCCACGTTTACTTGGTTAGCAAGTGGACCATTCCAATCCGTTAAGATTTGGTTTTGATAAATAGAACTGACATTATTATTGGCAATGAATCCATTTGATCCATACACAAAAATAAATGGGTGTAGTACACAAACACCCCCATCAACCACAATAGGTTTGTACGTTGGGTTCGTGCCTCCGGTATCTGCTAATCCAGTAAATGTCCACGTGTCATTGCTTCCGGGCAGAACAGATCCTACATATACTTGACTAGCAATACCATTGTCTACGTTAGCTAAATTTAACCCTGGATGTGCTAAAAGATTAAGTGCCCCACCCAAAGGAGAATACTGGTAATCAAATTGCCATAATAAATTTGGATTAGGTTGAAAGTACGTATTCGCAAAATAAACCGTAGTAATAGCAGATGGAATAGTTGTAGTAAACGTAACTACAGTAGTTGGTCCAATTGAAATAGAGTGTGTGCCTGACTGCGTACCTGATGTATTGATAGCTGTCCCACCAGCGGTTAATGCAATGTTAGACGTTAATCCAGATGAATTGATAACATAATATGTCGTACCCGCAGTGATACCTGTTGGCAATGCCCCAGTGGTTGAGAATGTAATTGCTGTTCCATTTGTAGGAACCCCACCAGATGGGTATGTGATAACCGCTGGTGATGCTATACTAATGGTAACATTTTCAGAACTGGTAGCGTTGTATGCTGAACTTTGAACAGTGTAGATTGTTGGATTAGTGGACTGAGAAAATACCACCTTATTACCAGCTGTAAATACGTTGGTGTAGTTTGTGCTACTTGCGATAGTGATAGTTGTTGTATTGTTTGTTGCCACAGTAAATAACGCATACCCTGCCAACATTTGTGCCATAAAAGGGCCCGCACCAACCCCGAAAGATTGGCCTGTAGCAAAAATGTCTAATCCGTTTTTATTACCAGAAAATACATAGTTGACCCCATTATTGGAGTTCATGATCATGCCGCGAGGGATGCCATTAAATGTGGAGAATATCTGTTGATATCCACCCATTTTTTTAGGGACTCCGCGTTGAAATCTACACCAAACACCATCACTACATTCTCGAGCCTCAAACTGAGTGCCGTCGCGCTTAATTCCGGCTTCTAAGCCAAGGGTATAAATTTCACTATATTGTGGTTCTTGTTGTGAATCTTGCGCCATCTAGAATGTTCCACCAGAAATTAATGCGGCCGTAAATGCTGCCGGAGTTTTAACTTGAAGTGATGAGGTATTTGATGCATCTAAAGAAAGCATATTAAGGCTATTAGCAGAAAACCCTAAAATGTTAGTACCTGCTAAGTACATACCATTGACGTTGTTACCAGAGCCAAGGAATGAAAATGTTGGCACAGAAGCTGATCCTGCTGGACCATAAAAAATATTAGTGGTCGTTTGAGAGATAACATACAAAGCGTTACCGCTGGCAACTACCACGGCCACTGAGCCAGCAGCTAAAGTAATAGATGCTGAGGTGCCAGAAAGCACAAAAGAAATAGAATATGCACTTGATGTTGTGGCATTGATTAGTGCGTACATTTGCGTAATGTTAGGTAACGTAACAGTTAAGTTAGTTGTACGAACACCGGATAATGCAACATAGTTTTGAATGTTAGGTGCGTTAGCTACCAAACTAAATGAACTGCCAGAAATACTATCCACATCATATGTTGCAGATGATAGTGTGGCATTTGTTTCAGCGGCATATCCTAAAGTAAAGAAGTTGCCAGAGGATTTTTGGTAGTAAATAAATCCAGAGTTATTTGGATTTATTGACAAAGTTGATAGGGCATTAATTGTTGATCCACTTGGGGGTGTGAGGACCAATGTACCTGTGCCGCCGTTTCTAAATCCAATCCACCAGCCATCGGATAATCCTGAAACAGCTGGTAAATTAATAGTTCCAGATCCTGCAGTCCATACATAACTAACCGCACGACTTGCATCAGATAATGTTGGAGCAGTGGATATTGTCACCACGTTAGCAGTGACTGCTAACTTACCCACTAATGTAGTTAAGCCTGCACCTTGAAGCATTGATGCACTAGCTGAAGATGTTCCAGTGCCTAGGGTTAAGTTATTCCACTCAGGCTCTGTGGCTGTGTTATTAACTAAATAAAAGTATTGTGACACGCCAGCGGCAATTGATGTTGATCCGCCACCATCGAAGTCAACAACAGTGAATGTGTTAGCGCCTAAGTTTCTAATGAGAATATCAGATCCAAGAGAACCTTGTGTTGAATCTGGTAACGTAATTGTTAAGCCTGTAGTTGAGGCTGAACAATCCATAATACGTGCGGCAGGAACCTGTGTTGGGTTTACAACAGCAGGCCAATACAATTGAGTGTTGGTTGAAAACGTTAACGCGTAGTACGATACGTCCGTTGGTTCAATAACGGTGCCGGTAAATGGCGAGGTAAAAGTAGACATCTATTAAGGTTCCTCAATTGTGGTGTTTCGATCAATACGGCGAGAATTATCTTCTTTCTTAAGTGCCGCTAATGAATCTGTGTAGTATTGTTTCCAAACAGGCAATTTATCAAGCGCTTTTAAGTACCCTTGGGCTTGTAATAATGTGCCAAAAAGCATTGCTTGAGGACACTCGCGTGTAAATAAGTTTTGTTGGTTTGAACTATCTAATGGTTGAATTTCACTATAATAGATAATTTCAACAGGATATGCTGCATCTGGTTTTGGGGCAAACGCCCAGTTATTGTAGTCATACTCTGCATAATACAAAGGTTGACCATTGGATGATTCAGATTGATACATTGAAACATAATCTTGATTACGCATCAAAATGGGTTGCCCGTTAACCTTCATAGAAACGGTTTTGCGCCATCTTGCCGGTTTAGATAAAACCACTTGGTTAGTTGCTAGTGATGTCTCTACAACAGTTAATTGCAAATATGTTTTAAGCTCTGCCGCAATAGCAGACTCTGCCAATCCAATTAAGCTAGGAATTTGAGCAATGAACTGATCATCGTCACGCTCCATGTAATTGATAACGTCCTGAACCAAGTTGTCATAAGTTTGTTGATAAGCGCTAGTCATACTACCTCGTATAATAACTTATGTTAGGTTGGAAGTAGATAGGTGACTTGTCACGATCTTCTTCTTCAGCATCTTGACGTAACTGCATAGCTTCTTGTTTAAGGTACGTAATTCGTGTCATATCTGTATTAGGTAATTGCAACGCCAATTTGTGTGATAGTTCAGCTTGAATGTAAGGCACCCAGCGATCTGGTAAATATAACTCGTTAGTTAAACTACCTACATCCTGCGGTTGCAATTCCAAAATAAACTGGAACACTTGGAAATTATTGTTTGGAACAGGCCACAAAAATAACTGAGGATCAATTTGACGATTGAACCAATATTGTAAAGAACGATTGCCTGGGAACTGCTTATTTGGTAAGCTAAAATAGTCTGTACGATTTAACCTAGCCAATGGAATAACTTGTTGACTTTGAGCAAACTGAATGGCTCTAAGTGAAAATGTTGATCCAGTGTTTCTGTTATTTAATCGATAGTAATAAAACGGTTGCGTAATAGTAACAGTTTCATAGTACCATTGTTGATCTGATAATGTCGCTGGATTTAAAGATTGAATTGTTGTCCAAGTTACACCATCATTACTAGATTGTAAATCTAAGTTATAGGTAGTGGTGGTTCCTGGAGAATATGCATTAAATCCGACATAAAAAATACGTGTTTGATTTTGAAAACTAGATCCAAAATAGTTTTCTGACAAAGTAGATGTTGCATAAGATGTCAGTGATGCGTTGCCAATTTGATCGAACAATACAGG